CCCGTATCTCACCGTACACCACCTGAAACCACCAAATGCTAGTGGAATCGTTGAATCCCAAATCCCAAGCAGTATGGCAAGGGAACATAGGGTCATAGTCAACAGTAGTAATCCGTTCCATATCCGTGATCCTACGCATTTCTTGACCATAAAACGCTCCTAATATAGCCGCTTCAAATGAGCATAGAAACTCTTGTTCATACTGGTTGTCGGACATTGTCGCTTTGGCATCATCTAATTCTGATTGCGGCAAAAGCATGGTTTGATCTGCCCGTAGGACTTTTACATACCAATTAGGCTTTTTAGTGGCTTCGTTGTATATGTCATAAAAGGCATTGTGGCCTTTCGGTGTCCCGATGAAAGTGGCCCACCCCAGCCTATCAGCCAATAATGGGCGAATGATCTCACCCCATACAGACGGCTTCATATCGGCCATTTCGTCAAGAACTACGCCATCTAAAAAATTTCCACGGAGTGCATCAGGGTTATCAGCACCAAATAGCCTAATCCTTGCCCCGTTTATCAATTCAACCCATAACTCAGATTGATTAGATTTGGTCATAACTGGCTCGGAAAAGCGTTCTAAATATCTCCAAGCAACTGATTTAGCCTGACTGTAAAAAGGGGCAATGTAGGCATACTGAGCGTGTTGTTTGTTTTCTAGCAGGGCTTTGACAATAAGGTCATTAATACACGCTACAGTCTTGCCACAACGCCTGTGAGCTACGATTATTGCCCAACGCTCCTTACGGCTGTGGAAATCTTCAAAAACGCTTCTAGGGCGGTATTTTAGCTTTATAGGGCTACTCATCTGCCCAAGCAATCCTTACATCACCACCATTTAAGCCAGTAACCTCATTAACTTGCGTTTCTTTCCATCTTGCCCGTGTTTTGAGCCAAAAGATAGCGGCCGCAGTATTACCCTTTTTGGCTTGGCTAAACAAAGTACCAGCAATAGCGGCATTAGCGTCAATACGCCCTTCGTCTAGCTCATCTTTGTAATATTTAACCAGCGTATCAGCACTAATTTTTAAGCGTGTTGCTATGTCCTCATGGGGGCAACCTAACGCAGAAAGGCGTTTTACCTGTTCTCTTGTGGATTCGGTAGGCTTGTGTTCTTTTCCTTGTGCCATTTTATAACTCCGAAAGTACGGCTTTTTTGCCCGTAAAATCTTCCCAACGCTTTACTATGACATCGCAGTATTTAGGGTCTAATTCCATAATTCGGGCATACCTACCGTGTTTTTCAGCCGCTATTAGGGTTGTCCCCGATCCACCAAAGCTATCAAGCACAATATCCCCACCCTTTGTGTTGTTAAGCATTTGGTATTCAAATAGCTCTACAGGCTTCATGGTTGGATGTTGACCATTTCGAGATGGTTTATGAAACTCTAAGATGGTCGTTTGTTTTCTATCGGTAGCCCATAAATGTGCCGCACCCTCTTTCCACCCATATAAACAAGGTTCATGCATCCAATGGTAATCTTGCCTTCCCATAACTAGAGATGATTTTTTCCAAATAAGGCATTGGCGTACTTTCCAACCCGAATCTTGGCAAGCACCTCTAAAATTGTATCCTTCGGAATCAGCGTGCCATATATAAAATACTGCTCCAGCCTTCATTACGCTATCTGCCGCAGTTACGCAATCGGTTAAAAATTGCCTAAATTCTTTATCACCCATAGAATCATTTTGCACTATCAAACCATCAGTTCTTCTGTTTCTTTTTTTGGCTTCCTCGGGGGTTTCGTTCATGCCAAGTGCTACATTGTAAGGTGGATCGGTAAGCCACATATCTACGGGTCTGCCATCTATTAGCTTTTCTATTGCATCAATACTTGTGCTATCACCGCACATAAGTCTATGATTTCCAAGGATATATACATCGCCTAGTTTAGTTTTTGGTTCTATTGGAGCGTCAGGTACGGCATCTTCATCTGTTAACCCTTCTACAATTTCAGGCTGTAACAAGGCATTTAGCTCTTTATTGTCAAAGCCAGTCAGCGTTAGATCAAAGCCTTCATCCTCTAAATCTTGTAGCTCAATAGTAAGCATGGCGTTATCCCACCCTGCGTTTAATGCCAGCTTGTTGTCTGCGATGATATAAGCCTTCTTTTGGCTTTCAGTCATATCGGAACAATCAATAGTGGGTACTTGGTCTAAGCCTAGCTTTTGGGCGGCCATTAATCTACCATGCCCAGCAATAATGCCGACCCCGTCTACCAATATAGGGTTACGGAAACCAAACTCTTTTATGCTTGCGGCAATTTGAGCCACTTGTTCAGGGCTGTGTGTACGGCTGTTCTTTGCATAAGGTATTAGCTTATTTACAGCAACTTCTGTTATTTTCATATTTAACCAAGTGGTTGATTAAGATAAGTTAATTCTACTACTATTTGACTTCTTTACCTAAGTCTTTAATTTTGTTGTCGATCAATTTTCTACGGGCAAGACGATCAGCTTGGTTCTTTTCTAGCGTAGTTTCTTTATGATTACGCAATAGAGCATCAGCCTTCTTGTATTTATGTTCCATCGGCTTCATTCTTTTTCCTTAATGTACTTGTCGTACTGGGATTCCAATTTAGCTTTACGAGTGCCTTTAGCGTACTCACGCTCAGTATTTAACGCAATAGCAGTAGCTTGGGCTACACTTTTACCCGCTTTTTTTTCTGCTTTAATGTTCTTGCCTACGGATTCTTTTGAACCTGATTTATCGAGTGGCATATTAACCCTTAAATTTAAGTAAGTAGATGGTGGTGTCGATCTCTTGGGCGATATTGTCAATTAGTTGGACAATCTCTGTATCGGTAGGCAGGTCTGCTCTAGCGTCTTTAACAAAAGACTGAAGCGATTGCAGGTAAGCAAGCGGTTCTTTTGGCTGGTGGTATGTGCTAGGAAACTGGGTAATCTGACCATATACGCCAAAGTAGGCTTCGGCTAACTCGTCTGTCAAGTTAATTATATTTTCGTAGAAGTGACCTAAAGTCTTGTGTTTTGCGTAAGACTTGGTTGCCCAATGGAAAAAATGGGTATTTGTACCTGCGTGTAGCAATGTTGCGAGGAATAAAGCCATTGATTTTTCCATAAAACGCTCCTTTCGGATATTTTACAACACCTTTTTGATAATACCTAACGCCCTGATTGCAGCGTCTACACTATCTACACGACTGACTGCGCCACCTTTCCAGTTACTCATAAACTCTAGTTGGTCAGGGGTAAATTTGGCTTTTGAGTCACGCTTAATTTCCATAAGCAAGGTTTCTCCCTCATAGCCCACCAAAATGTCAGGGCAGCCATGCTTCATAGCGGCTAAGGACACGACACTTGCGCCAGCTTCTCTTAATGCTTTAACGATTTCTTTATGGTTTGTATCAATTCGTGCGTATGTCATTGATTTACCTTTAAAATAGATTAGTATTAGCTAACTTTATCATTAAAGGGCAGTCATGGCACAAAAACCATTGTCAGTAGCTGAAATGCAAGAAGCTATGAACGCTTATGCAAAGACAGGCAACAAGACGGAAGCTGCAAAGCTATTAGGAATAAACCCCAATACCTATACTAATAGAATACGGGTGGCTAAATCAAATGGAATACAGCCAACAATCAAAGTAGCCAATAAAGAACTTACTGAGCTTTTAGAAGCAAAAGATCAGATTCGCCAGCTTGAGTCTATGCTTAACGGGCAAGAAGAAGAAAAGCTAACATCCGATTACATTAAAAAAGTAATCTTAAAGATGTCTACTGCTAAGTTATCCATACCAAATTGGTTGATTAAACCAGTTAAGGGTAAGACTGTAGCGGGAATACCGACTTTATTCGCTTCAGACTGGCATTGGGGCGAGGTTGTAGACCCTAATCAAATCAATGGGGTTAATGAATACAATATCGCTATCGGTCAAGATCGTGCTAGGGTAATGATCGAAAAGACTATCGACCTACTGAAAAACCATGTAGCACACTCAAATTATGAAGGAATTGTCTTTGTGCTGGGTGGGGACATGGTATCGGGTGACATCCATGAAGAACTGATGGCTACAAACTCGATGGAAATCATGCCGACAGTCTTAGATTTGTTCGGTGTCTTAACTTGGTGTATTCAAACACTAGCAGATGAGTTCGGAAATGTCTTTATTCCGTGCGTAAGTGGCAATCATGGGCGCAACACGCACAAAATCAGGGCAAAGGGTCGTAACTTCACCTCATTCGATTGGTTACTCTATCAGTTCCTGAGTAAACGATTTGAAGGAGATAAGCGTGTTCAATTTCATATACCCGATGGCCCTGATGCCTATTATTCAATCTACGGACATAAATATCTTCTTACACATGGGGATCAATTTCGTGGGGGTGACGGTGTCATTGGTGCTTTAGGGCCAATCATTCGGGGAGATCATCGTAAACGCTCTAGAAACGCTCAGATTGACATGGAATACGATACGATGCTCTTAGGTCATTGGCATCAGTTAATCCAGCTAGAGCGTCTTATAGTGAACGGTAGCCTTAAAGGTTACGATGAATATGCTTACAGTAACAACTTTGGGTTTGAACCACCCCGTCAAGCACTTTGGCTGACCCATTCCGATCACGGTTTAACCTTTAGTATGCCCGTGTATGTCGATAGGAAAAAGAAACAACACAATACCGAATGGATTAGCTGGAAATGAAACTTACGCCTGAGATACTAAGCACCTG